GTTTTTTCTTTACCAGAGTAAATACGATGACAATATGACTCAGCATCCCAACCATAATCTTGGAAGTCCTTATACATCTGCTCTACCAAAGATGTCGTGGGAACAACTAAAAGTATTTTTTCGTTCTTATCAACATAGTATCTCACTAACGAGTAAATCATCAGAGATTTGCCTGATGCAGTGGGACTTATCAATAGCTTTCGATTATGTCTTAGAGCATCGTATACTCCCTCGACTTGATATGAACGAGGAGTATGAGTGCAAATAGATTGCATGTAATCTTTCACGCCCTCATACGAAATCCCTTCATTGATTTCAAAAGGTTGTCCATAAAATTTATTATTCTCAAACTTATAAGTGTATCCGTATTGCTCACAGAAGTTAACGATTTTATCTAAAAGTCCAACATAGATCTGTTTGGATCTCATATCATATAGATGAATCTCTCCATTCCAATACTTACTACGATACTGAGGCATAAACTTCGCACCAGGAACTTCAAATTTAAAGTGATCCCGCAGCTCATACTCAATATGAGGTTGTGTATTGATTTTTAAAAATACTTCATTTGATTTGGAAATAACAAGATCTGTTGTATTCACGATGTCTCATGCATCTATGAATATTTATTTACCCCAGTCCAGAGTTGAATCTCATGAATTCAATAGCATTTTTAATCTGATAGGTTCTGTTCTGTATCATCTTTAAGATGCTTTCAATATACACAAGCATCGTATCATAGTAGTCAATTTTTAAACAAATTGTGGACAATCTTTCGTCAGCATCTAAGTATTTCTGCATCGTATCTTTGTCACGAATCTTTTTAGGGAATGGATCCTCCACATAAACATCAGGATCTGCTTTTCCAGAATAATACTCATATCGTTCGTGTCGAATATTTTTTCTTTGTTGTTCTGCTTTTTTTCTTAGAAGAAAGATGGTATTATATAAATCAAAGTATTTTGCATGAAGAACTGGAATATTTAAAGACTCTGTATGTAAATTATCTGGATCTACTTTTGAATCTTTCTCCCACATTTCTTGAATTTTATCAAGATCAACAATCATAAAGGAGTGCCGCCAAGCGTAGTTATATCATATACAGTATACTTGAAACTTACGTCTGCTGTAAAGTATTGAATATCTGTGTTTGTTGCATCAAATGTTAATGTAGAAAGAGAGTATGGGAATAAGTCTTTAAAATTAACATTAAACTTTGCAACTAAGTTACTACTTAAAATCTGTAGCGTCCCATCAGAGTAAATATTATCTCCTCCTTTTGCATAACTTGTATTTGGAAGAACTGCACCTGTTTCTAAATCATGAAATTGTTTTAAACTTTCTGGATAACCAAGACCACGAATCCAGTTTTGAATTTCCATGAAGTTGGTAAGATTTTCATCCACAAGAAATCTTAAATTTAAATCACCAAATACAACTTTATCTCCAGGTGTATCGATGTCTTTTAAAAATGTTGGTTGAATTGCCACACCAAGAGTTAGATCTGGTACGTTTGCTTGGTTACAAAAAAAGGCAACCTTTGGACTTCTTTTTAAAGAAAACTTGAATCCTGTTGGAGATAGAAAATTTCTATTCTCAATTTGATCTCTAGTCATTAAATTACTCAGACACTATGGTGCATTTAGACCATCCGCCATTTCTACCATCATTATTTTCCATTAAATCTTTGGCTGCGTTTTCACTTGCATAAAGTGCTTTTTCATTAAAATTGTCTGACCATCTTTTAGCACCTGCATAATACACGGTTATGTTTGAGTCGATTAGACTTGGTTTTTGAATATAAAATGCCATTTTAAAAATAAGTTTTTAAGTATTTAGATAAAAAAAGAGGGTCTCGAAAGACCCTCCAAATAAACTCTGTAAGAAAGACTCACATGAGGTTCTTGACGGATACTCTTCTGTAGTAACGGTTAGTGTTAACTGTGAGAGCACCAGCACCCTGAGTGGTTCCTTCAGCAAATGGGTTTGCGACCATGCCGTAGCGGGTCTTAAATCCAATTTTGGGTTGGAAGCTATTCTCGCCAACAGCACGTACCATCTGGAGAGGTACATATGGGCAGTAGAAGAGACCAGCATCATATGGGGAAGTTCCCTTATAACCAACAACATAATACTGGTTACCTGGAGTTGCGTTACCTGAGGTCAGGTTAGCAGCATATGGGTCGATGTATACACGGAACTTACCGAGAAGAGTACCAGCAAATGTGTTGCCAGTATCATCAACACTCAGATTTGAGTTGAGTGCAGGGGTGTAATCGAGAACACCAGCCATGGTCAGTGCTGAAGCAACGTCAGCAGAGCACATGATGATGTTGCCCTTTCCACGACGAGTTCTCTGAGCGATTGCGTTAGCATCACGCTCAATTTGGAACAGAAGACCCTTGAACTTCTCAACAGACCAACGACCGTTAGAGTCAACGTCGAGGTCGAAGACACCAGCAGTAGCAGTGTTTTGAACAGCACCAGTTTCAGCAACCTTGTAGATGGTTCTGATGACTTCGCGGTTGATTTCAGCAAGAATCTCAGTTGAGAGAATGTTTGCTAATTCCGCTTCAGCATTCAGACCGTGGATTGCCTTAAGATCCTGAGCAAGCTCTAATGAGTACTCAGCCTTCAGTGCGCGTGACTTTGCAGTAACAGTGACTTTCTCGATTGAGAATGCCATCTGGTTGAATGCGTTAGCACCAGTGCCATCCAGATCTTCAGCAGCATCTGTGCGTAAACCTTGACCAACGCTATATGCAGCTTGAGTTGCTGTCGTTGATGGGTTTAAAGCACCTGGGTTTGTACCGCTTTGTGCTGTAGTGCCGAGACCAGTTGCAGCACCAGTGAAACCATCGGTCTCATCAAATCCAGCATCTTGACCCGAGAATGCAGTATCAACTTCGTTGAAGAATGCCTCGGTTCCGCTTTGGTTGGTGTAGCGTGAACGCATTGCGAAGATCAGTCCAGTAGGACCGTTCATTGGTTGAACGCCAGCGAGGTCATAGGCAACCAGATTAGGCATTGAGCGTCTGATTAGTGAAATCAGAACGGGGTCAAAACCAGCAACAGGACCGGCAGCGGTGGCACCAGCACTGAAACCAGCATTAGCACCTGAGTTGGTGTTAACGGTTGGTGCTTCTGTCAGGAATGAACCTGATGTTGCGAAGGCGTTTTCTTCTCTTAAAAATTTTTCTTGGTTTTCTAGCAGGACTGCGGTTACCGCTCTACGATGTGAATCTTTGATTGAGTCAAGACCCTCATAGTTGAGGAGAGGTGCCCACTTTTCCTGCAGATGCTCGTTTTGGAACATTTGCGTTTACCTTTGTAGTGTGACTGTTTGCGTTTGAATTATATTAAATTCAATTATTTGCTAAATTTTGAAAGAGTGTTCAAATAAACGGACATTGAGCCAGAAATTTCTTCTGGTGAACTGTCTACTTGCTCTGAGAGAGACTCTGATTTAGCTTTTGGAGCACTTGTCTTTGAAGGAAAATATGCTTCTCTTAAAGTCTCCAGTTTTTCACGATATTCTTCATCACTTTCAAACTCAACACTTTCGGCAAGTGAAGCGAGCTTGTCTTTCTGAGTGGCAGCTAGGCCCTCAGAAACTTGATCTAAGATTCCATCAGCAACCGACTCTGCGAGACGCTTGTTGAGTGAAACATTTTTCTCAATTTGCTCGTTGAGTTTTGTTTCCATATCATCAAGTTTTTCTACCATACTCTCAAGGACATCGTATTTATCTTCAGGGATTGATACATAATGTGCTTCAAAAAGTTCCTTCATGCCAGCCATAAAGGATTGAGTCAACTCTTCCTTCAGACCGCCTTCAATTGCGAGTGTATTCTCAGTGAACCACTCATCAGTAACATATTCAAGGTAAGAGTCAACACGAGAAGCAAGTGCTTCCTTAATTTCCTCTACTTCCTCTAAAAGAGCTTGTGCATATTGCTGCTCTAGACCTTCTTTAATTTGAGCAACCTTCGATCTGATTGCTGTCTCAAAAATAACTTTTGCTTTTTCTTGAAACTCTTCAGAAAGATCTTCACCCTCAAGGAGAGCATTAACATCTTCTTCAATATCAAGCTCTTCCTCTACAACTTCTTCCTCCTCTTCGTCCTCTTCCTCATCTTCTTCGACTTCTTCAGTCTCTTCTACTTCCTCTTCTTCATATTCTTCTTCAGAGATAAGTTCCTCATCGTCGAGTTCTTCTTCTTCTTTCATTGCATCAGCAGCCGCCGCACCCTTGTTTACAACATCCTTAACTTGCTTAAGGGTTGTACCAGGTGTTTTCAGTTTTGCTGAATCATCATCTGGTTTATAGTTTTCTGGTGTAGGACCGCCAAGATCTTCATATGATCCAGCAACTGAGGTGTCCATTGGATCTGCTGCTTTTGCACTAGCATTTACAGCGGTCCTGGATTGCTTAGTGCCTGCTTCCATCTCTTGTAATTGTTTGCCACGAGACATTTGAACTCTCCGATTTTCCTGTAGTAAATCTATATTTATTTATAAATTAAGATATTTAATAAATTAAAGGTTATTTAAGAAATCGTTGAGCAAATTAAGTTTATGCTCTTCTAAAGCACCTTGATTAACTAGAGTGTTAATTCTACGTTTGGTATTTTCTGCTGCTTTTTCACGAAGCATTCCACCTTCCCAAACCCACTCTTTACCTTCCATAATTCCCTGAACAAATGCATCAGGCGCAGATGGATCAGCGACAATATCAGCAGCGGTTGCTAACATAAAATCTTCACCGACTTCATTGTATCCTTCTTTGGTTGGTCTTACTGATCCAATACCTCTTGATGATACACCTAAAGTTACTCCTTCTTTTAAAAGTGACTCAGCAATCTTGCCCATTGGAGTGGATAAGATTTGTGCCTTTCCAATAAAATTATTTCCCTCTTTTTGAAGAGAAACAATTTTATGCGATACACGATCAAGATTTACTGTTGGACCATCTGGATGACCAAGTTCACCGAGAGCACGACCTTTATTGACATACTGCTCAGTGTATCTTTTTACTTCCCTCTCCATAACAGGCATACGATATATTCTATTGTTCCTGTTTGGTTGTTCAGTCTGAAGAAAAGGTCCTTGGATATAAAGAATCTTCTTACCGTTGACTGTTTCGGTAAGAACTTCTACTGATTCGACTTCTTCGGTAATAAGTTTCATTATGCCTGACCGGTAATTTGAACTTGTTGGAAATATATAACACCAGATCCGCCTGCAGCACCAATAGCAGAAACCTTATTCGAAGCTGTGATCGTCGCAGTAGACGTGGGTGAAAATGCAGTTATGATTCCTGAACTATTATGAGAAACTGTCATTCTTGATTGGAAAAATCCGCTTATGCCAGCGGTAGTATCTACCGAAACAACCTTTTGATGAGTAAAGTCATAAAAAGATTGACCTGGTACAACAAGTGTGACATAATCATCAACACCAAATGGAACTTGAGTTCCCTCAGGTACAGTAATAATTGTCGTTGTTCCAGTTGTAACTCCTACAACTCTATTTGATGCTTTAGTCAAAGCAAGAGTTTCTGTTCCTCCAGAGGGGATAAAATAATCTGTTGTAGTCGCTGCTGGAGTTGAACCAACTGCGATGTGTGCAGCGCCGCTAACAGCAACAACTCTTATGGTATCAGATTGAACTGAAAAAGCAGATGATGTAGTAGCAGTTCCTGCAGAAAAGGTAAATGAGGATCCAGCCCCAACTGGTCTATGGGTCATTATTTTTAATAATACACTTTTAGTTATTTATTAAATTTATTCTTCTTCATCCTCTACTTCTTCGCCATCAAAAACGTCTGATGCTACAACAGGACGAAAAGCATCAATTTTTTCGGATGATTTTGCAAAAAGTAGTTCTTTAATTTTGTCACTAATCTGCGATGGAGATTCGTCGGTGACAATCATATCTAAAAGTTCTTCCATTTTAATCCATTAATGAATAACTGCTAATATTTATATTTCACCACCCTTGGGTAGTTCTGGTGCTTCAGTTGCTTTTCCTTGAGAATCTAAATTAGGCTCCATAACAGGAGTTCCAAGATCCATCTGTGCTGCACCGCCACCATCAGTTGGAACTTCTGGTTCAATAGGTGCATTTGGATCTGGAATAATTCCATCTTTAATTTCTTTTTCAATTAAACTATCTTGTTCCAGAATTTCTTCATCAGTTTGACGAAGAATTTGTCTTCTTACATAATCTTGTGAGAAGTATTTACCTACATATGGTTCTGCTGCTCCAACCATCGTAAGTCTTTCATTCAGTAATTCTGCCTCTTTTAGTTCAGCAAAGTGATTATCATAAAGGAAATCATACTGAATATGTTCGCTCATAATCTCCCAATCTTCAGGAGTAATAATGTTCTTGAGAATCAATTGCGTTTTCAACATATCATTAAACATATTTGAGAATCTCTTTCTCAAACGTCCAACAAACTTGTTGAACTTAAGTTCATCTCTGAGAATTTCTGATGAGCGACCTAAGTTAAATCCACCTTCTCCACCAATTCTAGATACGGGAACATTTAAGGAACGATAGAGTTTTTCTTGGAAATAATTAATATCTGTAATTTCTCCAAGATTTTGACCGCCAGGTAGTGTAGAAATTTCAGTTCCTCTACCACCTTCACGTCTAGGAAGCCAAAAATCTTCCAGCATTGCCATATATTTTTTGTCATCACGAATTTCGCCAGTGTTTGCGTCATAAACTAACTTATTACGATAACGCATCATAACATCACGTAGATACTGCTCTGCTTTAATTTTTGGTAAATTACCTACGTCGATATAAAAGATTCGTCTCTCTGGTGCGCGTGATAAACGATAGATAACTAAAGAGTCCTCAATCATTCTTAGTTGATTGAGAGCTTTAATTGCTTTGTGAAGATATGAAAGAGTTTGACCTTTATTTCTATCTACAAGACCAGAGGTGCAGTATGTGATTGCGTCTTTTGCAATCTTAATTCCTTGACTGGCGCCTGTTTGAGATGGATTTGTTGATGGATAAATGGATTTTGGATTATATATGAAATATTCCTCTATTTCTGGAAAATCAAAATCCATTGGATTATCTGGTCTTATCAGTGAAATATTTACAATTTTATCATTTGGTTTCTTTTTTTGTTGGCGAATATGACGCATTTTTGTCGCGTCAATATAACGAAGTTCTTGAATTCCTTCCTGTGGATTTTTTAGATCAATTATTTTATGGTAATATAATCTACCGTCAACATACCAATTTCTATAAATTTCGTGAGATTTTTTATCAAAATCTAAAAGATCAAGAATATATTTAAACTCTTGTCTAATTTTCTTTTTAATACCATCACTCGCATTGAGTTTTGATAATTCAATTGAAACTGGTGTATCATTTGTGTCCGATACAATTGCCTCATTCACAATATCTTCAATGGCACCATCGACCTCTGGATGAAGTGCCATTTCACGATATCTTTTAATAAGTTCAAACTCAGTTCTATATACCCCCTCTAAATCAACATATGATCCAAAAAAACCACTACTCATATAATGGTCAACCCCGTCCTCATTATTAGGAGGAACAGGGGAAACCGCATCGGGAGATAGTGGTTCAGTGTCCTCTATTGAGAACCCAAATAACTTTGCCATAATTTATTTTAAGTTGATCTTTAACCTATTTATTAACCGTTTGGACCACCAGCTCCAGTGGTATTAATTGATTGAACTTGGAATTCAACAGTAAATTCCTCAATCGTATCTCCACTATCATATGATACATCAATTTGAGATACATTTGTTGGGAAGATGTCAATAAATTCGTATTCCTTCAATACAACATTCGCTGATCCTGTGCTGTCTCTACTAGCTAGAGACGAACCTCTACCTAATTGATAAACCTTTGCATTTCTCATATAAGCATCAGGACTAGTTGCACCAAGGTTTGTATCAAGATTAGCGATTAGATTTGACCATGCCTCAAAAGCAGTTCTCAAAAGAAATCCTTCATCATTAATGACTGTAACTGTCCAAGTATCAATTGTTCTGTCCCCAGCAACTTTAAAAATTCTTCCTCTAAATGGAACATCAATCGATGCCACATTTTGTGCTGGAAGTGCAGCCGCTTTACACATAAATCTAAAGTTATCAGCGTCCCATCCAGGGATTCCGTCTGGTAGAGTGGTTAGTTCAACTTCGAATAAATTGGGGCGAGCACCACCCCCAACCATCGCTGCCTTAAACTGAGAGATTGTTTTGTTTTCTCTTGTTGATGCCATTGTTAAGTCCTCCTTTTGTTATTTAGATACTGAATTAAACTCTACCAACGACTTCTTCAAACGCAACACCAGTTCTGGTGGCCACGAAGGTTAGTGTGACATAGTTAATAGATTTTGTTGGTTTCAGGAAGATATCTGCCCTGAATTCATTGTTATCGATAATGTCAGGAGTATTGTTTGTAGTATCGCAAACAACGAAGAATCCATACAATCCTCTCTTCGCTTGAACATCACGAAGATATGGTTCAACAATATTTTTAAAGTTTGCTCTGGTTAGTTCATCATTCAATTCAAAGAGTTGAGCTTCAGCAGCTCTTTGCAGTGCTTGCTCCACTGTAAGGAACAAACGACGAACATTAATTCTATCAAATGCTGATGCGTAACCAAGGGCAGTTTTGTCACCGAACAATAGAGTTCCAATTCCAGGTGAGGTAATAACAGAGTTAATTCGTGCTGGATACAATCTATCTCTTTGCGCTTTACTTGGGTTATATGCAAGTCTAATAGCATTATTAATGATTCCACGCTGTTGTCCTGCAGGAGAGAACCACGGATATGCAACAATTGCAGTGCGAGTCATTAGACCTGCAACGTCAGCGTTTGTTGGAATAAAACGGAACTTGTTATTAAACCTATCATAAGTGTACTTGTAACCACTATCAAATATCGCGTATGATGAAGAACTCAGTGAGCTGAAGAAGTCAATTAAATTGTTTGTTTGAGTGGTTGTATTAGTAAGTCCAATTAAATCAGCTCTGTGTGGTCCAATCACGGTGACACAATCCTTTCTTGATTCTGCGAGTGAAATCAAGAAACCTGCTTTTGCTTGAGAATCTGACTTACTATCAAATCCAGGACCCATAATGATGTAATCTAGTGGAACTTCATCCTTGTTGGAGAATAAATTGTAAGAGGTGATTATGTTACCCAATGTTGGTTTCATTCCACCATTACTGCCCGCTGCGGGAACACCACCTGAATAATCAGTGCCACCACCAAGAGTGTATGAAACATTTCCAATAGCAGCAAATGTTACGCCCTGAGCATTTTGTCCCCAGAGACCATCTGCAGTTGAGATAGGCGTGAATGATGCAGCCTTGACTCCAGAGTAAGTTGTAAATCCAGTTGCTCTTGGAGATGTGCCGTGATAGGAATCTGCCGCATTAGATGGGTTACCACCTGCATAAATGTTAGCAGAAAAATCTGCTAAGTATCCTTCATACCATATTCTTTGAGGAGCATTTACATTTGAAATCGCATCAAACGCTTTTGAAAGACTAATATGCTTTTCGAGAATATTTCCTCTAATTCCTGTGATAGATCCAATATCATCAACCACAACAATATGTAAAGCATCATTATAACCCTGAGCATCTAAAGAAAATTTATTTGTGCTCGGTTTAGGTGCAAGTTCTTTCCAGAAAACAGTTGAGTTGGTAAGACCTAGTGTTTGTTGATCATACCAATCTTCAATTGACGCTGGTGTGTATGGAGTTGTTGCGGATAATCCAGTGTTGACCCCAACGCTGTTCACAAAGAACAAACTTGATGAAGTTGTATATGCAAATAAAGAAGATCCTTCAGCATAATCAATTTTAGTTTCAGTGCCCGCAGAGGATACTCTGGAAACAATTTTTACATCGATGGTGCTTGCTGAATTGGTTGCATCGGTGGTAACACCAGTAATAATACCCTTTAGATACCCAGTGAATAATGATGTTGTTCCTGCACCCGCACTTGGCAATACAACATTAGAAAGCGATGCTGTGACACCAGCACCAATTGTTGCGCCAGCGGTTGTTAAACTTGTAGTTGTGATTCCAACAATTTGATCTGCTTGATCATCAATAAAACAAACTTTTAAACTGTTTGCCCAAGAACCTGGAGTTTTTGCGGCATATGTAAAATCTGTTGCTTCTGTGTAATTATTGTTATAATCGTCATAGTTATCAATATCAAGGGCAGTCGTGAATGCAATTCCTACACCAGCATTTGCGTTATTAAGGTTCGAACCACCAGTTCTAACTACTTTAAGAACACCACCGTATGAAAGGAAAGATGCTGCACTCATCCAATACTCATATTGAGCATCAGTTGAAAGAGGTTTACCAAATACATTAATAAGATCTGTTTCATTAGTAATGTTGATAGGGTAATCAACGGGTCCAATTGGAAAAGGTCCTGCAATCGCTCCAATATTATCTAAAACATTATCAGCTCTTCCTACTGTTAAGTCAACCTCTCTGACTAGTACGCCTGGAGATAATTGAGGAGTAGCCATGTTTTTCTCCGTAAAATTCTCAGTTTATCTGAAAATATTTATTATTTACAACTATTTCGCAGGGGAAATGTGACGCGAACTACCAGTCAGGATATTCCCACCTACAGGAGGAAGGTTTTAACTTTCTTTGATCTAATATTCTTTTGACAGTGCATTCTTTACACTCATAAGAGTAAGAAGATGCCACTGCTCCTCTATTTTTTCTAGTCCTATAAAAACCATCGATAAGATTTTTAACCTCTCCACACACTCTACATTTTCTATCAACAAGTAATAAATGACCTAGATTAATTTGATTATCTAATTCCATCATTTGTATTCCCACATATAGGCCATATCTCCATATTCGTCAGTAAACCAACGATCACCTTCTGAGTCAACAAAACTTGTATTTCCTAATCCATCCTCGATAAATCCAAATGGTGCCATATCTTGTTCTATTTGATTTTTTTGTTCCTCATATAATCTTTTGCGAATATCTTGATCGGTAAGTTCCTTAAAATAATCTTGAGCAACTAACCAAGCATATATGACAAGGCACATTGCTAAGTCATCATTACATCCCTCTTCTGCTTCAAAAGAGTTATGTTTAGAAATAAATGTTGTTAACTCAGAAATGATTTCATAATCCTTGAATAAAAGTTTATCACTTTCAATCATTGTTTTAAGATTAAGTGATCCAACTTTTTTGACCGTTTTAGACATTTTAACGCCAAGTTGAGTTTTCTTTCCACTAAATCCTTGACCAACAATTTGACCTGCTCGACCTCTCATAGAGCACATTAAAACATTTTGATACTCTAAGTCATAATGTAACAATGATGCTACCTGATCTCCAATATCATTTACTTCACAGAGAATGTATGCACCATTATAATTCTTCGCTACTTCATAAATGATATTTGGAAACAACATCGGTTTGATCTCATTATTTCTATACTTTGCTACAACTTTGTGTGGAAAAGATGTGATGTCAACAACAATGAATGCTGAATAATCTTCACCAACTCCTCTGGCAACGTCAACTGTGATCACATAATCGTGATTCTCTTCAACTTCATCATAAACATCTAGTCCAGCGTTTCTTTTTAGCGGATGCTCATAAACAAAATTTTTAAGTTTACTTGGAGCAATAAGTGTATCTACTGATCCTAAAAATTCACATTCAAATTCGATTTTAAATTGCTGCTCAGATGTATTAGCAATTGTTTGTAATCTCCACCTTTCATCTCTACCAGGAACCTCAGACCAGTGAACATCTGTGGGGACATATTCATTTTTACTTCTTTCTGCATCATGCCACATGCGGTAGAAATGATTCATACCGTGTGGAGTAGAAACTATGATGACTTTTGTGCTTTTGCCAGAAGTAATAGTAGGATAAACAGATGCAAAGAACGAGTCTGCAATATGGTTTGGAACGAAAGCGAATTCGTCGAGAAAGAGGATATTGAACGACATACCTCGGACAGCACTCGCAGATGTAGAAGCTGCCAATATCTTACTGCCATTTTCTAACTCGATGTTTCCTTTGTTCCATGCTATGATGCCTTGTTGCATCCATTTTGGTAAGTTTTCGTATGCGGTCGCTAACCTTCCAAGCAATTCTCTAGCGGTTGCTGCTTTGTTTGCTAGGATGCCAATATTGACGCTATCATTAAAGATAAGATAGTGTAGCAGATATGCCACGACAGTTGTGGATTTACCAGTCTGTCTTGGCATCTTGCAGATATTAAATCTGTTTTTATGAAAGTTATTAATTAACTTCTCTTGAAAATGATAAGGTTCAAACTGAGTTAAACCAGAGTCAAGATTAATAATTTTTACATAGTTTTTTGCAAAATAAACAGGATCCTCTTGGCACTTCACAAACTCAAGAACTTGCTCTTGAGTAAATTCAATCTGCGTATTTGCTTTTTTTAAATTTGGATTACCAAGATAAACTTCACTCATAATAAAATATTTAAATCAACAGTTCCAAGCTCTGAGTGATTTATTGATTCTTGAATCGGGATCGTTCGCAGTTTTTGCAGAGGTTAGTTTTTTCTTCATACCTCTCATTCTGGCACAAAAACTCTTCCTGCGTGGATTACCAACTTTTTTGCTAGGTGCTTTAAGATCGCTTCCAGGATTTTCTCTTTCATAAGATTTGCGTCCTTTTTCGTTAAGACCACCTGACTTATTTTTACCTTCACTGCGTTGCCATGCAGCAACTTCATCAAGTTTTTCCTCGGTGACTTGAATCAGAAGTTCTCCTGGTTTGATGTCAGAAACTTGATATGACAAAACTTTTGCTCCAGGATAGACTTTTTCAATTTGATCTTGAACCTCACGTCTGTTTGGTTTTGTAGTATGAGGGAAGAACATCCTCAACATATAATATTTACCTCTCCAATTTAAATTAATAAGAATAATATTACCAGTTTTTGCTGGAATACGAACTGCTTCGTCCATTACAACAGGACACTCTTTTTTACCATGAATAGGACACTCTTCATCTTTATGAGTATGACTACACTTATCTTTTTCTTCTTTCTTCACGCAACGATTATAAGTTTTTCCAAATAACTTTTGAGTTCCTTTTTTCTTATAACCAGGCCAACATTTTTTACCTTCTTCATCGATGATTCTGTCTACGATACCTTTTGATGGTTTAATAGGATCTGGTTGAATAATATCGGTGAATTCAACATAGGGATTACCATTGGCGTCCTCAATCGTCACAGACTCTGATTTGTTTCCCCAGTTATCCGCACCTACCTTACGACACTTAACAAGTGCTCCAGAGGCATATGCAGA